CCCATCGTTTCCGGAATATCCCGCTCTTTGCGCAGGGCGGTTCTCGTGCTGATACGCAGGAGTCATGCGCTGGCCCACCGGTTAATCCCACTGAAACATTGTGCGCGCTCTGTCCGGGCAGGTTTGTCTATCGTAGGAGGAGGGTTCCGTTGATCCCTACATATTCGAATCAAGTATCAGCTCAACGGAAATTATGTCTTCTGAACCTACCGTTCCCCGTGCTGTGGTCACTAACCACTTCCTCTCCGGTGTCCTTGGCGCTCCGGTCGGGAATCCTCGAGTCAAGAAGGACGAGTACCGGCGTTACGCTGCTACCGCCCGAACCTCTGCCGTCCTACAGGACAACTCTGAATCCCGCGTTGTGTCTATCCAATATGAAGTTGGCCGGGTTTACGAGCACATCAAGGATGCGCTCGGTGTTACCACTGTTGGAACGGCGTCGTATGATGCAATGTACGATACTCACGCAGACTTGCGTGATGATTTCATTAACTTGGCTCGCAAGTACTCCAACTTCAGCTCGGTTTTCGAGATCACTAATCTGGCCGGCGTCGTTGAGCGTCTTGGAAAAGCACTGGCCTGTGCTAGTCTGTACGACAATCTTGAGTCGTCGCACTTGCGTTCGACCAACGAACTGACTATTCATACGCTCGGTGCAGCTGATGCTCCCATCACCGCGCTTACGAATGCTGTATTCATTCCGCGCCTCGTTGAGACTCAGATGAACCAGAACATTTTCTCTGTCCTCGCTAACGCTGTTGCAGGCGAAGGGAGTGCCGTCGCGACTGACGTTGTTGAGCTTGACGCTACGACACGCCGTCCTTTGATTTCCTCTGTCTCCGGATCTGCTCTTACAGCCGCAATTGTTGGTAGCCTCCGTATCCTTGGTGGTAACATGGCGGCTTGCAATGTCGGATCACTCTTTGGCTACGCTTTGGCGCGCGGTCTCCACAGTGTGCTAACTGTCGTCGGCCATACCGACGAAGGCGGGTTCATGCGTGATGTTTTTCGCCGCGGCGCTTTCTCTCCTCCCTTCGGAGGTATCCATTCTGGACTTGATGTGTATACTGGTATTCCTGCCTTGCAGACTGGGTCTTTCAACGCTGTCGCGGCGTACTGTGATGCTATCCTGCTCACCACTGCTGCGGGCGTCGCGTTCGCTGATCCTTGCGTCGAACTCCGTGGCTCGATCTTCCCGTTCCTATCTAACGGCACCACTGCGTCCGACCCTGAGGTCGATCCTGGTGCGCATTTAGCTGGAACTGACGCCATGGTTGCTCGGCATCGGTCCCAGATTAATTCTGTCATGGATAAGTTCGGTAATAACTACGCCGGCGTCCTGGGCCGTATCTTTGGTTGTGGGGGTGGTGAACACCACGTCGCACGTCATCTGAGCGCCTGTGCTATCTCTATCCCGGATGACAACCGTCATCTCAAGTTTGCTTCAGTCACGCCTTTCTTTTGGATTGAGCCGACCTCTTTACTACCGATTTCTTTCTGTCCTGAGAGGGCTAGACTTGCTGGTTCTTGCTCTCTCGGCGATGTCGGTACCGACGTGTCCCACCCTCTGTTCGAGTCGATCTCACCGTATGGAAGTTGTGATGCGTACGCTTCTGCCTTCGCTGTCCAGGTACGTTCGGCTCGTACCACACCCATGCTATACCATTGGCTCGGTAACTCTCTAAACGGGTTATCTTCCGTTCGTGTCCGTCAGATGGACCCGATGGGAATCGTACAGCCTGGCGGCTCTGATGCAACCGGTACCGTCGAGGCCCGTCTCAAGGCTGACTCCTCAATCGCTTCCTACCTCTGGAAGCGCGGTCAGTCCCCTTTCCCCGCGCCTGGCGAATTCCTCAACTTGAACGCTACTCTTGGCATTTACGTATCTCACGTATCCCTTGATGATGATGGTATCCCGTCGCTAGAACATGTACCGACTACTGCTGAATTTTTATCCTCTAAGGTAACGATTAACGTCAGCCGTCCTACTGGCCTCAAAGTCGGCAAGTCGAATACCTATGATGCCTCTGTCCGCCGCGCTCGTACCCGTGCGACTCGTGAGTTGGCTGCTGCTAACGCACGGTACGGCACATTCGGGCGGGCAGACCACGCTGCAATGCCTATCTCTTTCTGTCCTCCTCGTCTCAACGCTCCGACTGTGAAACTTGACCCGGTCGTCCTCCCGGCCGATACTGAACAGCAGACTGCCGATCGTGTCGATAAAAAGGTCGAAAAACTCGATCCCGGTGTCACTGACGTCCACGGCGACCAAGCTGAACCCGTCAGCGCTGCCCCTCAGTATACCGCTGTCCGGGCCCCGACTCTCGCCCGTGAAGGTGGTGTGAACGTAGGTGGGGGTGCTGCTTCTGAGCGTGCACGGCCCACTGAGCGATCTGAATCTAACCCGTCTACCCCTTGGCCTGTCCCCGATACAACTGCCTCTCAGAGTGCGCGACAATAATTAGATGTCGCAAAAGGATATTGAACTAGCCGAACGGGCTGACCGTTTCGGTCAAGTCGGTTCGGTACTCCTCTCTCTGTTTAGGTCTTTCGGTCTCACTTCGTATTCTGGCTCATTCGATTATGATTTTGGTGGCGCAGCCACATCGGTTTTCTCCTCTTTCGGCAGACTGGCTTCTTCTCACCCGCTCCTCCCTATTGCCTCTGCCGTGCTCTCGCTCCCTTTCCCGTTACAGTGTGACGTCGATCAGTCTTCGCTGACCGAGTTGTTCTATACTGCTGCCGGTTTAGAGCGGGGGTTCGTCTGGAACGCTGCCGCCTCAGCGCCTTTCCTTGCTATATGTTCTTCTTTCTCTCAAAAATTTTCTATTGACTCGCTTCACAGCTGTTCCTCTTTGTTTTTCCGCGTCATTCGAGATAAGCGTTTTAGACACGCTCTATTCCCGAAAAAGAAACACGCCGCAGTATACTCCAAAGGTAACCTGCGTCTCGCTCCTTTACTACTTTCTTTGTCTCAGTCTCTTTCACCTGCATCTGTCGGCCGGTTTATTGCTCTACTTGGCGGTTCCGTGTACGACGATGTGATGCAGTCTTTTTGTCTCTTTGGTTTTGGTCTTTCTTCCCACCTCCCCCGCCTCGGATACGACATCGCGTTTAAGTATGTTACCGACCCGTCGTTCGCTAAGTCCATGAGTACTGTTCTCAAGGCTGTCGGTGCTAGTCAGTGTACACTCGGTTGTATGCTCGTGGAGGGCAATGTTCTCGCTGGAAGACTCGCTGCTTCTGTTGATCTCTCTCAAGATCGTGACTATAGGTTATCGCCCGAAGGCGTTGCCGCGAAGGTTCTACACTGTGATCAACACGAACTGGCTAAGCATGTGAGAGCCATACTCGATGACGAACTTCGCGAGTGTGTCTTGCCCGACATGGACGATTTCTGGGATAAGCGTTGGTTGTGGTGTGTTAATGGGTCTCATTCGCCGGCCGCCTCTTCTGAGTTAGGCATTGATCACTCACAACTCACCCGCTTCCATACACAGACTTATCGTCGCATGGCAGCTGAGGCTTGTACTTCTAACCCGATACCTGACTGGTCCGGTAAGACTCTTGTCTCTTGCTCCGAGAAGCTAGAGCACGGTAAAAGTCGCGCTATCTATGCGTGTGACACCAGGTCTTACTTTGCTTTCGAATGGTTGTTGGGGCCGGTACAGCGTGCTTGGCGTAATCGTCGTGTCCTCCTGGACCCCGGGGGCGGTGGTCACTCTGCTATTGCCGATCGCGTTCGGCGTTCTTTCCTCGGTGGCGGTGTCAATCTGATGCTGGATTACGACGACTTTAATTCTCACCATAGTACTGCTAGCATGCAGACTGTTATTCGAGAGTTGTGCTCCAAGCTCAATGTTGATGCCGCCTTTTCTTCTGTTTTAGTTTCTTCGTTCGATCAAACCTACTGCAAGGTCTCTGGCGAGTGGAAGAAGGTCTATGGTACCCTGATGAGCGGGCATCGAGGCACCACCTTCATCAACTCCGTCTTAAATGCCGCTTACCTGCGTGCTGCTTGGACTGCTCCAGTCTACGACAAGCTATTTGCGCTGCATGCTGGTGATGACGTTTTTATCCGTGTCCGCGACTTGACGTCTTGTGCCCCACTGTTGCAACGTGCAGCAGAATACGGGTGCAGGATGAACCCTGCCAAGCAGTCGTTGGGTAATCGGGTAGCTGAGTTCTTGCGTATGGCTATTGGTCCTGTTTCTTCTGTGGGCTATTTTGCTCGATCCGTCGCGTCTTTGGTGAGCGGCAACTGGACTAACGTCGATAAGTTGTCGCCCCTAAATGCGATCAATACTCTTCTCGTGGGTACACGTTCGTGTATTAACCGGTCGGGTTGCAACGCAATCGGTGAAATGATTGCGAGTGCGGCTCGATTCCGGGGTGGCGTGTCCCACAAAAACCTCAAACTTCTGTGCACAGGTGCCGTCGCCCTGGAGGGTGCGCCAGTGTACAACGTCAACGGCTATATACGGACCCTTAGTGTCGTTGAGCACCCTCCAGACAAACTGAAGT